CGTCTGGCCGGCGTGGCAGGCCAGCACGGCGGCGATCACCGGCGGCGTGCCGGGCTCGAACTGCAGCGCGCTGCCGGTCCAGTAGACGGTGTCCGAGTTACTGTTCGGCCGTGGCAGGGTCGGCAGCGTGAGCGTCGATTCCTCGTAGGCCAGCGTGACATAGCCGGGTGTTTCGGTGGCGTCTGCGATCGGCGCAGTGCCTTCGGGTCGGATGATTTCCATGGTGAGTCCTTATTGAGCGGTAGGGAAAATGGTTTTCCAGCGCAGGCTGGCGCTGGTGGCAGATCCGGTGATTGCGAGAACAAATCCGTTTGTGGCGCGGCTTTGCACCTGAATTTGCCCCTCAGCTCCGAGGAATGGTGCAGCGCTGTCGCACTCGACGACCACCTGGTAATTGGCATTCAGGTATGCCCTTGGCAGGGTGACGGCCACTGAGGCGTAGGTGCGCGTGAATTCATTGCTGGCAGACTGGGTGACTGTGCAGGTGCCGGTCTGCGTTTTGTAGGCGCTGACGTCATCGATGCGGCGCTGCGCCAGTGCTGCCAGGTCAACCGCGGCGGAAAGGCCATAGGCCAACTGGACGACGGTCGCGGAAACTGCCGCGTCTGCCACAGCGCCGGCCGCCTTGGCAGTGGCGTCCGCTGCAGCGGCGGTCAGCACCGAGCTGTTGGCGGTTGCCTGAGCGGTGCTGACGGGCTTGGAACTATCGGCTGTGTTGTCGACGTTGCTCAGACCGACGTCGGCCTTGACGATCCCGGTTGGCGACGTGATCGCCGGTGCCGTCAGGGTTTTGTTGGTCAGTGTGGTGGCGACTGAGTCAAAGTAGGACTTGAGGAACGCTTTCAGGTTGGTGAACGTCAGCCAGCGGCCGGTGCCTGTCACCACATCCCTGATGGCGACCTTGTCGGTGTCGACTGGCGGCGTCTTGTCGGCAACCGTCAGAAGGAAGGCGTTGGAGTTGGTCGCAGCGTAATCGTTGACCAGGGCGGCGGCCTGGTTGGCCAGGTCGCGGATGTAGGACTGCGTCGGGATGATGGCGTAAGCCTGCGCTGATGCGTTGGCGCCAAGGTAAGCCGGGCTGATCGTCAGGGCAACGCCTGAGACCACAGCCACGATTTCATAGATCTTGCCGTCAGGCCCCAGAAGGCCCTCGCCTGCTGCCGTTCCGCTGATGAAGTCGGTGCCGCTGCCGGTGACGGTGGTGCTGCCGTTGGTGACGGAAATGGTTCCCGTTCGATACCATGATGTCATGTTGTTGCTCCTTAAATGGGTTCGGTTGGCCACGTCACGTTTGACGGGTCGGGTTGGTTGGTGATGTCGCGCAGGGCTTGCCGGTATGAGGTCCAGGCCGATTGCGTTGCACCTGGTACGTCGGGCAACTGCGTCCAGTCAGACGCGCTGAGCAGGGCATTGCGCTGTACACGCACGGCTGCCCACAGGTCGTCAGGCGTGCGGGGATCGATCCACTGTTTGGTGGCGTAATCAAACTGGTGAAAGATCGAAGGCTTGGCTGGCTTCTGGATGATTGCGCCGTCTTCGAAATACACCTGGTCGGGCCAGTACCCAGTCTCATCGAGGACAAAGAAACTGGAGCCATTCATTTCGGCGATGGCTTGCGCGTCGTCCTCGGGCCCGAGCTGCTGGCGGATTTTGAGGCTGCCGTCGGCGTTGAAGATGTGCAGGTAAATCACCGGTAGCTCCTCAAAAGCGTGAACCGCGCCAGGTGGTTGCCGGTTGCGTACTGCTGCAGTGCATACATGTAAAGCGTGTGCGTGCCTGCAGCCAGGCCGGAGTAGAACGTCGGGATCGTCACCGTGCCGTCATCGCCGCCGGTGTAGTAGTCGTAAGACGTGTATCCGTCGATCTGCGCGCGCACCTCGAACGTGCCAAGGATGTTGCTGGTCTCGAAACCGTAGGTCAGCAGGATCGATGCGTTGCCGGCGTGCTCCATGGTGAAGGTGTAGGTTGCCCAGCTGCCGTTGGGTATCCACTGGAAGGTCGACAGAAACTCGGTTGCAGACTTCGACACGATATTGGAATTGGCGATCAATTGGCCATTGATCGTGATGCCGCCCGTCATGTCATAGACGATGTTGTTGACTGGCGTTCCGACGGCAAAGGTGCCGCTGCTGTTGAAGACGGCGCCATACCCGGTCATGGTTCCGGTACCGGACGGACCTACTGCAGGCGCAAGGCCATTTGAGACAGTCAGGCCCTCGGCGTTGATCGAGCGGGCTGAGATCGAGTCGTCAATGATCAAGGAACCGTCCAGGCCGAGCGCAGTCGTGCCATTGACGGTGCCGAGCGATAACACGGCTTTGGGTGTGCCGGTGCCGTCTGGCTTGCAAATCAGGAACTTGTCGGCCAGGATCACAAAGGACCCGACGGCTCCATCGCTGTTGAGCTCGAAGCCGGTCACGTGGTTGTTGGCGTCCACCTTGACCGAATACTTGGCATTGAGCGTGCCAAGGGATGAGGCGTTGGCGCTGCTCTCGGTCTTGACCGCTGCATAGTCTCCAGTGTTGAGCCGGGCCTGCACAGTGCTGAGGGCGCTGGCATTGGAGCTGCTGGCGCTGACGGCTGCGTTTGCCGTGCTCTGTGCGGTGGCGATGTTGGCAAAGGTGGTGCCGCCACTGTTGAGCTGCGCCTGCACCAGCGCGGTGGTGCTGGCGGCCGAGCTGATGGCATCTGCCTTGGCTGTGTCCACGTAGCTGACGCTGGCCTTGGTTGCGAGGCCGGTGCTGCCACTGTTGACTGAGGCTTCCAGGTTGGTGGCGCGGGTGGCCAGTGCCGATGTCTGTGTGGCGCGGGTGCTGGCCTCGCTGACGATCGATGCCGCATTGGTGGCGATGTCGCCCTCGGTCGTCGTCACCCGGGCGGCAAGCGCTGTCCTGGCGCTGGCCTCGGCAACGTCGGCATCCGATCGCGCAGTCTGCTCTGCGGTGATCGATGCGCCATTGGCGGCAACGGCAGCCGTCAGGGTGCTGATGTCCGAAGCGGTTGCAGTGTGCTGATCGGTGCGGACGATCTGCTCTTCAAGGAACGCGGCTACGTTGGCGCTGACATTGCCTTCAGTGTTGGTGACGCGAGCCTCAAGCGCAGTACGGGCGCTGGCCTCGGCGCTGATCGCGTCGGTGCGCGCCGTTTGCTCGCTGACGATCGCGGCCGTGTTTCCCGATACGACAACGCCCAGGGCAAGCCGGGCAGTGGCCTCGGCCGCATCGGCTGTTGCGCGCGCGATGCGCTCATCGCTGATCTGCGCGGCATGCCCATCCACTACGGCAGCAAGGAATAGGCGCTGGGCGGCCTCGGCGCTGATGGTGGCGTCGGTGTAGGCGGTCAGGTCGTTGCGCGCCAGGGCGAGCGTCTGGGCGGCCAGGTTCGCGTCGGCTTCGTTGTTGAGGATCGAGCGCAGCAGCGTCTGGGCATCGATGTTGGCGTCTCGATAGGCTTTGTTGGCTTGCGCCACAATGCTGGTGATCGAGCTGGTATTACCCAGAGCCGACAGCGTTGTTTCTGCGCTGCCGAGTCGGGCATCGATGCCGCCGGTCACGCTGCTGAAGTCGGTGCTGCTGACCTTGGTGGCCACAGTGCCGGTCAGCGCGCTGATATTGGTCTCGGCCGTGGTGACGCGTGCCGTGGTGGCGGTCAGAGCGACGTCCGATGCCTTCAGCGACACGGCGGCGTTCAGGCTGCTGATATTGACTTCGGCCGTCGTGACCCGCAGGTCCATGCCCTCAAACAACGCCAGATCGGCCGTGCCCAGCGTGGCCGCAGCGATGGCGCCGTCCACATACATGGTGCTGGCCTTGAGCGCGATGCTGCCGTCGTGGGCGTCGAGCCTGGCGTCCACGGTCGTCAGGTGCGAAGTGGTAGCCTCGACGGCGTAAATCTTGACGCTTCCCGTTGCCGGGTCGGTGTAGATGCCGGCATCGCTGATGACAGACAGCGATTTGTTGGTGCTGATGACGTCGCGCAACAGGCCGGCTGCAGATGCGTCGAGGTTGACCTGCACCTTGCGATTGAGCCCGGTCTGTATGGCGGCGAGCTGCGCCAGGGAATACGGCAGCGCCGGCTGCGAGGTGTTGCCGTCGATCAGGTTGATGCGGTCATTCAGGCCAGCCATTAATTCGGTGGCACCAATGGCGGCGTTGAGCTGGGTCAGCAGGGCTGATGGGTCGGAACTGGCGGCCGCGTGGACGCCCGTGGTTGACCCGCTTGGGTACCAGGTAGAGCTCACGCCAGACGTGCTGACGACGCGGGCCCAGTAATACCCGCCCTGACCCGCGCTCAGGCCGATGTGGCTGTAGGCGGCGCCAGGGAACGGCTCGGTCGTGAGCCGGGCAGCCGCGCTTCGGTCATTGGTAGCGCTCCACCAGACCTCTGTGCATCGGATGTCAACCGCGGTAGACCCGAACGTCCAGGTCAGATCGATGCGGAACATGGCGCCAGTGGCGCCCAGGGCTGTGAGGGCGGCCGGCGCGCTGGTCTTGCCAGTGATGCCAGCAGAAACTGGAAGGCTCCAGTCGCCAACTGCAACCGATGTCCGTGCCCGGGCGCGAACGATGTAGATGAATCCGTCCTGCACATCACTGGTGACGACGGATGTCTCATTGCCGGCCGTGGCCAGGCTGGTCCAGGCGCCAGTTGAGTCAGACCGGCGGTATTGGACCTCGATCTGCCCGTTTTGCACGACAGACGCGTCTGCCACTTGCGGCCAGCTCACGCGCATGCGACTCACCACAGTGCCATCGGCCTGCGTCAACTGCTCGACGGTCCCGCTGGTGATCGTCAGCGGTCCCACGGCGGCGACGATCCATGGCTTTGGCAGGTTGGTATTTGCAGCAAAGCCTTGCGGGCTGAAACCGCTGTCCATTTGCGTGATGGCAGCCGAGGTTTCTTTGAGCGTGAGCTGTATGGAGCCGTCTGAATTCCAGACCCTGCCCAAAATCATGAAGGTCTTGGCGCTCCAACCGTAGCGCGACAGGGTGATCGATACCGTATCGAACAGCTCGAGCGGGTAGGCCGTCATCTTGAATGGTATGTCCACCATTACAGGATCGCGCGCGTCGCGCATCATGATGCCAGCAATGTGCAGCGCTTGTGGTGCGTAGCCGATGGCTGGGAAGGTCAAGTCCTGCACCAGCTCGACGCCGTCACGCGTCACCAGGGATGGTGACGTCAGCGGTGTGAGTGAGACTTGTTTGTAATTCTGTGCCTGGTCCCAGATCGAGACTTTGACGGTATTGAACTTCTGCGCACGTTCTTTGTGGACACTGATCCCGATCGGGCTTTGCGACTCACCGGCGCCGGTGCGCTTGACCACAGCCAGATCGGCGTCGCCCAGGCTCATGACTGGCGCCACATACACTCCGGATTTCAGATACAACTCGCCACCGGCAAAGGCCCATGACCCGCCCATTGCCTGGCTCAGGTCATCAAACAGACTCTTGGCTGGCGTTCCGAAAGGCGCGACCAGCGAACCCTTGTAGAGCGCCTGCGCCGCCTGCGCAACGC